GAACGGCGACATCCTGGGCAACATCGTGTTCCGCGGGTTCGACGGCACGCAGTACCTGCAGGGCGCGGCGATCTGGTCCCAGGTCGCGGCAACGCCTGGCGCCAACGACATGCCGGCCGACCTGGTGTTTGGCACGACGCCTGATGGCGCCGCGGGCATCAGCGAGCGGCTTCGCATTACTCAGGCCGGCACGCTGACCTTGGCCAGCGACTACAAAGAAAACACTGTTACGGCCAACACCGGCGGCGCGTACACGATCAACATTGCCAACGGCACAGTGCAGGTTCTGACGTTGACCAGCAGTTGCACGTTCACGTTCCCGACCGCTGTAGCCGGCAAGTCTTTCTTAATTCTGTTGCGTCAAGACGGCACTGGATCAAGGAGTGTGACGTGGCCCGCATCTGTTAAATGGCCTGGCGGCACCGCCCCCACCCTCACAAGTACAGCAAGCCGCCAGGACATCATTTCATTTGTGTCTGATGGGACTAGCTGGTTTGGTGCCGCTGGCGCTCAAAACTATACGTTCTGAGGTTGGCCATGCTTGCAGCTAGAAATGCAATCTTGACCGCAGTACAAGCACTGTTGCCGCCATCAACCGTTGAGTACTTAGTTATCGCTGGCGGTGGCGCGGGAGCTTATGGAAACTCTCAAGTTGGTGCGGGAGGCGGCGGTGCTGGTGGCTATCGGAATGCTTCAGGGTTTTCCGTAACTTCTGGATCAGCAATCACAGTCACGGTTGGCGCGGGCGGTACAAAGGTTGATAGCGCCAGCACTCTAGGCGGCAAAGGCAACAATTCTGCGTTTAGCACTATTTCTGCAACCGGCGGCGGTGGTGGTGCGAACTTCAACATTTCAGGCGGTGCCTACGGCGGACCAGGAGGTTCTGGAGGCGGCGGAGCGCGCAGCACTGGAGGCTCCAACTATGGTGTTGGAAACGAAGGTGGCTACTCCCCAATAGAAGGTCATGACGGTGGCCCTTCTTATGATGATTTTGCCGGTGGTGGAGGCGGCGCAGGCGCAACTGGTGGGGCTGGAACAAGTGGGTCACCGGCTGGAAATGGTGGCGCAGGTTCATCATCTTCCATATCCGGATCCTCTGTCACACGAGCTGGCGGCGGTGGCGGCGGTGGCCGTGCCACCAATACATCTGGCACTGGAGGAATTGGCGGGGGTGGTCGCGGTGGCGACGCCACTAATGTTGCAACTAATGGCAACACAAATACCGGCTCCGGCGGCGGCGGCGGCGGTGGCAACACAAACCTAAGCGGCGGCAATGGCGGTTCCGGTATTGTCATCATCCGCTATGCCGATACTTTTGCAGCGGCAACAGCGACAACCGGCTCGCCAACTATCACTGTTGCTGGTGGCTATCGCGTGTATCAATGGACCGGCTCTGGTTCCATTACGTTCTGAGGCAACAAATGGCTCACTTTGCTCAACTTGATGAAAACAACGTGGTGACACAAGTCATCGTTGTGCACAACAACGAGTTGCTCGACAACGGTGTGGAGTCTGAAGCCAAAGGCATCTCGTTTTGCCAATCACTTTTTCCCGGCACTGTATGGAAGCAAACCTCATACAGCGCGAGTATGCGGAAGAACTACGCGGGCATCGGTTTTACATATGACCACTCGCGTGATGCGTTCATTGCTCCTAAGCCGTTTGCAAGCTGGGCGCTAAATGAGCAGACCTGTCAATGGGAGGCCCCGGTGCCGATGCCTGGCGACGTTGGTCAGGGCGAGCCGCCCAAGTTTTATGTTTGGGACGAGGCTACGACCAACTGGGTCCAAATGCCGACCTAACTGGTGGGAAAATCACAGCGCCGTGTGATAGCAGCAGCAGGAGATGGAGATGCCAGCCGAGAAAGAAGTCCAACTGACTGACGCGCAGATCGAGGCCATCGCTGAGCGCGCCGCCGAGGTGGCGCTCAACAAGGTCTACACCGAGGTCGGAAAAAACGTACTCAAGAAGCTCGCCTGGCTCACCGGGGCTGCGGTGATCGGCCTGGCCATGTGGCTGACCAGCCACGGGTCCATGCCCAAGGCGTAGATCGTGCTGGATCCCGTCACCGCGTTCACCGTGGCGACGACGGCGTTCGGCACGATCAAGAAACTGGTCGAAGCCGGGCGCGAGGTCGAGGACGTTGCCGGCCAGCTTGGCAAATGGTTCGGTGCCGTTTCCGACTTCAACACGCACGCCAATCGCAAGGCTGCAGAAAAGCCCAGCCTGTTTCGTCGTGTCCTGCACGACGGCAGCGTTGAGCAAGAGGCCATGCAGGTGGCCATGCACCGCGAGGCGCTGCGCAAGCAGGAGTACCAGCTCAAGCTGCTGATCGTCGGCCACTACGGCGAGGCCGTCTACAACGAAATGATGCACGACCGCATCCGCATCAGGCGGCAGCGGGAGAAGGCCGAGCGCGAGCATGAGATGCGCCGCGCCGAGTTTCGGGCCACGGTCTTCTACGGCGTGTCCATCGCAGTGTGCGCGGCCATTCTGATCTGGCTGGCCACCATCTTCTACGACTCGTTCAACTGGAGGAGCTGAAATGCTGTCCCTGATTTCTACCCTCGGCGGCCTCCTTATCAGCGGCCTTCCCAAGCTGCTGGAGTATTTCCAGAACAAGGCCGACCAGGCGCATGAGCGCGACCTAGCGCCGCGCAGGGGTTCGCGGCCCAGGCCCGCATGGAGGAGATGCGCACCGAGCAGGTGGCCATGCAGACCGAGGCCTCCATGACCCAGGCCGCGCTGGACCACGACCGGCAGGTGCTGAAGTCGGCCAGCAGGTGGGTGGCCAACTACATCGGCACGGTGCGCCCGACCATTACCTACATCTTCGTGCTCGAGCTGGTGGCCATCAACGCGGCCATCACCTGGTACGCGTTCACCGACCCGCACCTGGTCAAGACCATGGACGACTTGCTGCGCGTGACCGACATGGTGTTCAGCGAGGACGAAATGGCCATGCTGGGCGGGATCATCGGGTTCTGGTTCGGCAGCCGCGGGTTCAAGAAGTGAAGCTAAGCGCCGCCGGCGCCGAGCTCATGCATCGGTTTGAGGGGTGCAGGCTCAAGCCCTACCTGTGCCCGGCGCACATCTGGACGATCGGCTACGGGCACGTCCTGCACCAGGAGCAGATCAAGCTGCCGGTGCTGCGCAAGAACGACTACACCGGGCCCATCAGGAAGGAGTTTCCCCTTGCACCCCAACACAACCGCGCATGGACCAAGGCCGAGGTGGAGGCGCTATTCGCAGTGGACATCGGCCACTTTGAACGTGGTGTTCTTCGTCTTGTTCCCGGCGTGGCTGGGCGCCAAGGCGCTTTTGACGCTCTTGTCTCTTTTGCCTACAACGCCGGGCTAGGCAACCTGCAGCGCTCGCAGATCCGCATCAAGGCCAACCGCGGCGAGTGGGAGGCTGCAGCAGACGCGCTGATGGACTGGACCAAGGGCGGCGGCAAGGTGCTGCCAGGCCTGGTCCGGCGGCGCCAGGCTGAGCGCGAACTGTTCCTTGCCGATGGCGCGTCCTGATTGGTTTCTCCTGTACCTCGCAGTTGCCAACACGAGGTTTTGCCCCGCTCAGCCGGGGCATTTTTTTGTGCCACTTTTGTGCCGCACAAACGTGACACAGCATGCGTCACTCAACGCTGAGAAACGCTCAATCAATAGGTTAGGATGGCCTATACCGATTGTGATACTGGTACTTTGTCTCGCTAACCTGTTGATTTATAAGGCGCCGCAGGGTTAAGAATTCAGGAATGTGCCGTTTTTGTGCCATTCCAAGCAGTCAGAGGTGGCTGTAGCTCAGTTGGTAGAGCCCTGGATTGTGATTCCAGTGGTCGTGGGTTCGAGCCCCATCAGCCACCCCATTCACTCCTTCGTGCCCCGTGCGCGGATAGCGGCGGCGCATTCTTTTGGCCCGGCGGGGATGATCCAAATTCCTACATGGGCATCACACACCTTCGCACACGCCTCACGCTCGGCAGCGGCGGCTCTTGGCATACAAACTTTCTGGCATTTGTCGAATTGCTGACAGCATGGCTCAACAAGCACATGTGCGGCAACAAGGGCGGCGAAGCGTTCGAGATGTTTTGTCTCAGCATCCCAGACCAGCACCTCACCCGTTAAGTTGTCACTCAAGCCTTCAGCAAAGTCAGCCTCCCGCGCCAGTCGGATGATGTCGTCGCGGGTCATAGCGTGACCCTCTCAGCCGCCGCGGCCAGGTGCTCCGGCGACAGGTGCGCATAGCGCTGCACCATCTGCGGCGAATGCCAGCCGCCCAGCTCCTGCAGCTCCGACAGCGGGGTCCCGGCCATCGCGTGCCAGCTGGCCCAGGTATGGCGCAGGTCATGGAACCGCAGCCAAGGCACGCCGGCGCGCTTGCACGAGGCCTTCCAGGTGTTGCACCACACGCGGGTGAGATCGCCCCAGACGCGGCCGGTGTGCGGCTCCGGCAGGGCGGCCAGGATCGCCTTGGCCTGGCTGTTCAGGGGCACCAAGATGCGCTGGCCGGCCTTGGCCTCGTCGGCCTCAATAATCACCATGCCGTTTCGCCCGGCGTTCAAGTTCACCTTGTCCCAGGTGAGATTGAACACATTAGATCTTCGCAACCCGGTGAGCAAAGCGAAACGGACGGGAGTCCGGTACTTTTCCGGTAGAGAGTCGACCAAAACCTCGGCTTGCTCGCGTGACAGAAACGCGACGCGGCGCTTGGGCTCGGCCTCAGTGCGCAGCACCGGGGCGCGGTCGATCCACTCCCACTCGCGCTCGGCCGCACGCAGCACGGCGCGGATGAAGGCGCGGTAGCGGTTGCGGGTGGCCGGCTTGAGGTCCTGCGGCAGCGAGTCCTCGATGTCGTCGCGGGTGATGGTGGAGAGCTGGCGATCGCCCAGCTTCGGCAGGAAGAAGCTGATCTTTTCCTTGTCCCCCTGGATCGACTTCTTGTGGGCGCGCTCCACTGTCCAGCGGGCGCAGGCCTCGCGGAAGGTTTTCTTGGGCTTGGCCTTGAGCATGCGGCCCCGCCAGAGCTCGGCGCGCCGGATGTCATAGAGGGCCTGGGCCTGCTTCTTGTCGGTCGTCTTGAGCGACTCGCGGATGCGCTGGCCATTGATCTGGACGTCGATCCAGTAGGTGTCGTTGCGGAGTTTGAGGGTCATGTCGTGGGTCCTTGCTGTGTTGTTGTGTTGAGATTGTCGCAACAGGGTAGGGGTCTGTCAACAGTATTTCCTGGCACAAAACTAGGGACTTGACCTACCCCAATGAGCAATCAGCGCTGCCTCAGCCCGGCCGTCGTCCTTGACTCGTTTGAACAGGTGGGCCTTGTCGGGCCAGAGGTTGGCGGCCATGGCCCTGGCGCCGTCCTTGCCGGGGTTGAGTTTCA